AAGGCATTAGTAAGAGAAGTATTAATTTCTGAAACTGCCTTGGCAACTTCTTCTTTAACATCTGCAATAGATTTTTCCACTACATTCTCTACTTCAACTGCTGCTTTTGCAGCAGAAGATTCTGCACCACCATCATCCGATTTAGCAACAGCAAGTTCTTCAACTACTGGTGCTTCTTCAGCGACTGCAGGAGTTTCTGCTGTTTCTGCAACAACCTCTGTTGTTACGTCTGCTGCTACTTCTGCTGGCTGTGCCTCTGGAGCAATCTCTGCATTTTCAACTGCAGTTTCTACAACTGCTTCTGTTGATTCTGTCATTTGATTTACCTCCTTAGTAATCTTAATTGTATTAATGCCTTTAGCACTATCAACTAAGAATTTTATCATTTCTGCATTATCTTTATCATTCTTTTCTATAAAACCAATATTTTGCATTTTGTTTCCAGTTACTGGACTTGTTACTGAGTCAGAATCTGAAACCATAACAATACCGTTTTCTGAATCCCAAAATACATTTTCAATTTCTGTTTTTGATAAGTATCCATCTACTACGTTTTGTCCATTTACCTTTTCAATAGATAAAATATTTGCAAATTGGTTTGCTGGATTATCTACAAGAGATAACTCATGTAGTTCATATGTTTTGATTACACGAATTGTTTTATCAATTTTTTCATCATAAGCATCATCCCAAGTCTTTATGTTGCCACCAATTGAAAATCCAGTGTATGTTCCATCTAAAACTTTTTCCCAAGCATCTTGTGCACCTTTAGAAACATACGCAGATACGTAAACTCCACTATAAAACTTTTTGTCATTTGGATCAAAATATTTATCTTCTTTAAAAGAAACAATCTTTCCTACTGCGCTGGGCTGATGCATTTCACGAAGATTGCCACGGAAGTTTTTAAAAGCCTCTACACTAGATTCTGTTGTAACTATGTCGCCTTGACGATCAACATTATCAAGCGTAGCAAAGCCAGACACCATACGGCGTTCAACATCTACTTTTCCAATGGGCATTGAAAGGCGAACATTGTCACCTTTAGTTTCCCAATGAGCCTTGTTTATTAACATAACGTTATAATTATAGCACTGCTTTATACAGTTTTCTCAACTATTGAGACGATCTGCCTTCGCCTTGGGGATTGCGTCCAGATATTGTAGTTGGTGAATCAGAATTATTATTTGTTCTTTCTGAATCTCTTTGGCGAGTACCCGCCAAATTTGCTCTAGAGTCAGTTGCTTGTCTTGGCGACATAACAAAAGGATCATCCCCATCTGCTCTTTGTGGCAAGTCTAATTTTTCACGAGCCTCATTTGGAGTCATAACCTGAGTCTTAACATAACGCTCAATAATCTGAGATTGAGCAATTTCATCAGTAAGGGTAAGTTCATTAAATTTAAGTTCAAGGATATCTGTTTTTTCCTTAATAATTTTATTAACTACTTTTTCAAGATGTTTTTGTGCTGGTCTAGCCACCTGCTCTTTAAATGTGCGATCTTGTGAAAGTGCTGCTGCAATGCCTGAATCAGCACCGCCAAGTTTAGAAATTGGAACCTGATGTGCAATTAAAATATCATCACGGTTTTGTTTGCGGTACTCCTTAAATGAGCCGTCCTGAATACCGTTTTCAATTGGTTCCATCTTAAACTCAACCTTATTACCGTCTGTATCTCCAGGAAGTGGGATATAAAGAGTTCTATGGGATTGAGCCTTAAGTCCAGTCTGTAAAAATCTAAACATTTTATCTTCGGCATCGCCAGATAATTTTGCACCCTTTAATGTTACTACATATCTTGGAACCGCCTTGTTTTCAAAGTAGTCAATATTGTATTGAGATGCCAACTGGTCTCCAATTAAAGACGGCATTGCTGCAACAATATCTGGAATTCCATAGAATGTATTTAAAGGAGAGTATTCTTTAAGATGAATAATCTCATTTGGTCTTGGATCTGTGCCCATAGGGTTTGCATTTCTTGCTCCAAAGTTTCTAAAATAAACTACCTTTTGACCAATAATTTGAATAAAACCATCACGTAAACGACGTACACGAACAGTAGTTGCTGGAATATGTCCAACATATCCAATATCCCCAGCCACTGTTCTACCTACTTCAATAAAACCATTACCAGTTGCTTGAAGATCTGTATAAACCTTTTCCATAGTTTTTGTAAAACTGTCATCATCATTTAAACTTTCTAGCCAATCACGCAACTGTATCTTTGCTCTTTCAATACGATTACGAGCACGATCTACCGCTGCTTGATCTTCGTTCATTTCAAACCTTAACATGGTTCTGTCTGAAATATCAAAACGATATCCAAGACCGACTACGTTTTCTACTTTAGCGTCAATAGCAGCATGGTTAGCAAATGATGTGTCATAAAAGTTGGCTAATTCGTACATGTTATATGGAGGAGTGATTACATCAAATAGTCCGTAACCATTTCTATATACCGTGCCAGGATTGATTTGCTTTGAACTTGCATCTACTCCTGAAGGTGTAACATTTGCTGCATTTAAATATGCTTGGTTTGTTTCTGGACTAATATATTTTGATAAATTGCGGGTTGTTCTACGACGAAAATTTTGATCTAGTCCAGAATAATCTTTTAAATCATCCCAACTTTTATTAAAGGGATCTTGATGCCTAAAAGGATTTTCTTCTTTGTTCTGTGTATTAAGACCTACACGAATGTATTCTTGCTCATCACTCATTTACAGCATCCTTTCCATATTTATCTAATGTCTGTTGTGCTGCATGCCAAGCACCTAAGTCATTCATTGAAGGAATTAGTCCTTCTCTCATTCTTTCTTTTTGTTCAGAATATTCTTCTTCACTAATTCTTGTAAGGCCAGGAACAAAAACTGCTTTGCCTTCACCGTCATCTCCATAATGCATGGCAGCCTTTCGTAGTTCTGCAATCTTGGATAAATCACCACGATCTGAAGGGATGTTTAAGATTGATCCAGTGTCGTCTGTAAACCACTTTCCATCAGACTTCTTATATACGTAAAGTCCCCAGTCATAGTGCTTATCTATTACTTTGCGACGAACATTTTGTACATACGGTTTACCAGTTTTTGGGTTAATTAGTGATTCCATAACCACAAGTATATCAGATTATACTGGTGTGGCGACAGTACTTGACCATTCTACTTCTGAGTATATTTTTAATTTTTCAGGCTGATAAATTAGCCCTTCTCCGTCATCAACTATAATTTTATTCGTTCCTATGTATGTTTTATAAATATCTAATGGACTAATTCCATAAAACTCCGATGATCCTATAACTAGCATGCCATCCCAAGTAAAGTTATTACCCCAGAATTGCCAATCAAAGGTTGCAATGCCATCTGTTAAAACCTTATACCATGGTCTAAGGGTCCTACTTTCAACCTCTTGCAAACTATTTGCTTGATAATATGCAATATTATTAAACAGTGCTGGACCTGTAATATTTATACTACCCAAATATGAGTTATATATCAGAGATGCTAAAAATGAAACACCAATAGATGACCATTCTTTAAGCGATAACACTGGCTCTCTTACCAAGTTACCATTTAAATAAAACGCAACCCCGTTATATTCAACTCCATTTTCATTTAAAACAAATATTTTTCCTCTATTTAGGCTATCGCTATTGGCTTGGATGTAAAACTTTAATATGCCATCCTTATGATTAATTTCAAATATTTCTGTTGCTGTTTCTGGAAAAGTATCTTGATCATATCTTAGCCAAAGTTGCATAGCACTTACCTTATAGGATGTTGCAAGTTCTTTGTTGATCGGAAGAGAAAGTCCACGATTTTCTAAAACATTAAGTTCTCCACGTACCTCTACTCCAGATGTTTTGGTTAAATATAAATATGGTGTGCTTTCTTTATATATGCTAAATGGATTTTTTGTTTTATAATCAAAATATATTCCGTTTTTCTTGTAAGGGAATAGGTCTACACCAAATCGTGTTCCAATAGGATTAGATGAATTGTCATTAAATACTTGAGACGCCAACTGCAGTTTATTTAGAAGTATGGGTTTGGTTAAAATGCCACGACTATTAAATTCAAGAGTATAGACTATCGCAAGATCATTAAAATCTTTTGTTTTAATGGGGTAGATTAGTGTGTTGTTTAATACTTCAAACCTTGTGGTTTCCCAATCTTGATAATCTTTTATGTCAATAACCTTATGCTGATTTAATGGTTGTTCATTTGCAAAAGGTGTTGAAACATTTGCCC